AGCATATCTTGTGCCCACGATTTTAACCCCTCTGGGTTCTCTATGAGATTAGCTGTAACCGTGGCTTCATAGTATAACCCATTTTGCCAGTCCGGATTATATCGCTGATTGGCATCATCATCGACAATGTAAGCCTTGCCGTTATTGACATTGGCAATTGTGCTGCCATTAGCTCCATATGGAATTAACTTAGTCACCGGATTTGATACCGTTGTCCGTTTAATACTAGTCATGTTCTTGCCAAATACCGCTTCGTTATATACCACGTCAGCATTAAGCTTGTCGGTAATGACACATACCTTTTTAGTAATGTTACCTTGTGAGTCAATCTCAACATAAGGGTCAATCTCAACATTGTAGGTTTGAATGAGTGTCTGTAATAACGTGCTAGCCTTAGTCTTGCCGTCAATGCTTAATAATGAAACTATGGCGTTGGTAGTCTGATAGTCTACTGCCCAGCCGGTATCGTTAAAGCACTCGTTGAAGGCCGTTTGAATAGAAATATTGCTGGCGGACGTTGCAAGTGGATAATGATGAGCTAGTGTGTATAAGCATAAATTAGTAAAGTTAGCGGTCGTAACATGCTTAACAGCAGCGGTGTTATTTTCCTCCACGCTGTATATGCGCATAACATACCAATGACCCGATAGCCCATCATAATAGGCGAGATTATTACCAGCCACCACTTTATCTGAATCTGGTTGGCCTTGAAGTACGTCTAATGAACCTTGATGATCGAACTTTTTAGATTGAGCATTCAAGTTAATAGTGCCAGTATAACTGTCTTTAGTTCCCACATTAGCATCATCATCATAGCCCGTGCTGGTAGTGTCTGAATCGGCTAATTGTAACTTGATACTGTCGTTTGAAAATTTAGTTGCACCATCAACGGTTAGGGTACCAATCCGCTTTAAATTAGGGTCTAAAATTAAATATTGATTGGTTAAAGCCACCTGTATAACCTCCTTATATTGTTATAGTAGTTTTGGCAGGTATTTAAGTGTCATTTGAGCGTCGTCAAGGTCACCAAACATCGCCAGACTATTAACCCCCGGCTTTAGCTTAGGATAGTCAGTTGACCAAACCGGTGAGACTAGTTTACCGCCAACTGTTGTAGTATTAGTCTCGCAATTCAGAACAATCTCTTCACCAGCGCTAGCAATGTACGTTGTATCACTCGGATCAACATTATTTGCCTGCCAAATTCTTAAGTTTGCTAGTGACATGAAAGGGTCTTTATAGGCAATTTTATTGTGGTCTTCTGCAATTGGGAATTTTAGAAAAGTTACTCCAACGCCACCGAGTGGACTGGTATATTGGTTGTTACGGTCAACAAATGTTCCACTAACAACTAGATGCTTCCTTGAATCTTTATAGGGTTGACCAGTATGCGTATCATATTGTGTAATCCTCCACGTGAATACCTGTCCTTTCTTAGTCATATCCAAAACAAAAATTCCATCGGAAATGCAATCAGTTTCTTCACGATTAGTTAAAGTTATAAATTTTCTGGTTTTATCACTGATTGATTTTATCCGTATACGTTCATCTTTTCTATTTTTAACAGCACCTTTTGGGCCATAATCATAGTATAGGTTGCGGTGCTTTCCATCGTCCTTTTCCATATACGAACCGGGTTCACATAACTGCAATCTAATCAGTGGCTTCCTTCCAGTGCCAAGGTCTAAAATACCAAAGCGCCCAATCATTTCTCCGCTTGCATTTAAAAGTAAAAGTTCACACCGTGCCATCGCACGACTATTGTGAAAACCAGAATATTTTAAGTGATATAGACTAGTCACAACACGCCAGTCAGTCAGCGATTGTGTCATGCCAGTATACCGATAAGCTGGACCATACCATGTATCGGTAACGCCAGAAGGTAAAGGCCCATAGTCTTTTTTACCTGAATTATTAGCAACTATCATAACCGTGCTAGATGAATTTATTTCGCACGACCCTTGATAAATTGGATTGTCACTAGTCTTCATTACACTGGTAACACCGTCATCTCTAGTCCACGTTGCCATACTTGCAATTGGATCGTGGACAACATCTGTATATGGTTTAACAGCACTAGCTTGATCCTCAGGAGTTTCTGGGCCAATTCCATATTGTCCACCATTTAAAGTAAAACCAATATGCTTTAAATCTCGCTTAGGTATAATCTGAATAACCGGCTCTGTATTGGCGGTGCCACCAACAGTAATTGTGTTTAAGCCATTATTTAAAGGCTTCTCAACCTGTGGTAAGGTTGCTCGGGGATCAGACTGCACAAAGGTAATCGTCAGCGTCATATCATACATACCAGTATTAATAGGTGCTGGATCACTAATTGCGGTAATATGCCCCCAATACGTCACCTTAGGTTCAAAGCCAAATACTAGTGGGTATTCTTTGCCATTATCACTAGGGTCATCACTTAATAACAACCCGCTTAAATTGTGCATTTTCTGATTAAAGGCATCTTGATTATCAGCGCAGTAAATGGATACTGGTATACTAATCGTTCGGCTGGTAAAGTCAGTACCATTAAACTGGTTACCATACATGGCTGGTATATCAGTCACCTGTTCAGCCATGGCCGGTGCACTAGGTAAAACCACGTTACCCATCTCGACCTGTAAATCGTCCCGACTATTCAAGCCCGCATATTCAAAATCATCTCGTTGTAAGGTCACGATTTAACCTCCTTTTAAGTTTAGTTATGTAAAAAGGGTGTCCAATTAAGGACAACCCTTTGATTGACTGGGATATTAGTACCCCATCATTTGTGAATACTGCGAAGCTGTTTTGCTGTCAGATTTAACGGCATTAACCACGTCAGATTTAGCAATGACCGCTTGTACATTACCCATGTTGTCTAAGATGGCAGACATTAGGCTGATTAGTTTATCAAGCTTCTTATCGCTTTCACTGTTAGTAGACGTACCTTGGCTACTATTGTTGCCATTTACAATTTGGTTAGCCTGTGTGATTAATTGGTTAGCCCGACTCTTATTGGTCAATGGTAACACCATTTCGGGTTTATTGTGTTCGGCGACTTCAATTAACTGGTTAGTGTTGATGATTCCACCATACTCGTAACCATGGCCATTCCCTAGGAAACTCAATCCGCTACCATACCGATGCTTTGCGTAGTTTAAACCAGCTAGCATATTGTCATAACCATTCCAGATATTGTCATGACCAGGTAAATGATAGGCACTAAATGTTCCAGGCTTAACTTGCATCAATCCTTCTGCATGTCCGTCAGCTAAACCGTCAGTACCACCCATAGCTTTAGGGTTACCGCCAGATTCAGTGTTTATTTGGCGTAACACTCGATTAACCATGCTTTCACTAGTTGAAAGTCCAAGCTTACTCAATGCACTTTTAACGTTAGATTTCCAACGCTGCACACCTGAACCACCTGGATCACCACTTCCGCCATCGTCGCCAAACATGCTGGCAATTTTACTAATAAACTTCCAGAAGCCACCACCAACTTGTTTCTTGATAGTCTTTTGGAGGGAGTTATTGGTATCACTGTCAGCGTCAGATCCTTTATCTTTACCGTGTTGCTTAGTGATATCGAGCCATCCTTTAGTGCTCATACCATTTCTGCCCCAAACTGAACCACCGTTTGTTAAACCAACGTGTAAATGAGGCCCAGTTCCAAGTCCTGAACGTCCTAGTTTACCTAAAATATCACCAGTCTTAACATGCTGTCCTTGATGAACCTTAACGTCTTGTGCATTCCCAAATTCTTGGTAAATAATTTCTTTACCAGTTGAATCACGAGTAACGATGTTATAGCCAACAGGACCCCATCCAGCAGGAGCGCCACCAACACGGATAACCGTGCCACCGTGCATTGCGTGAAATGGAGTTCCTACGCTTGCAGAGAAGTCATTACCATCGTGAACACCACCGCCACGAGGGGAACCAAACCCATCAGTGTGTGTCCAGCCACTACCTGGTGATTGCCAGCCTCCACCGTATGAGCCATCTCCGCTTAAATTAACCATACCCCATAATGTTGACCACCATGTCTTGGCTTGCTTCTCAGCGCCATCAAATAGACCGTGGCCAATATTACTCATGACACCTGAAATGCCCTTAGAAGACCAGCTAAACAAGTTTTCGAGTGATTTAATTGGATGAGCAATGATGTTAGTGGCAGTCTTGAAGAATTTCTCTAAACTGCCAACTTTCTTACCAACCCAGTTAGTCACGCCTGAAATACCGCTAGTAACACCGTTTAAAATATCACCAAAAAATCCAGTACCTTTGGCATACTTAGTCACGCCTTGCATACTCATTAACATGGCTGTCTCGCTAGCATTCAATACCTCAGTGCCAGCGGGCAACATCATCTTAGTGTTACGACCTTGTACAATACCTGAATCGCCGTTAGGTAGTACAACCATTTCTTTGTTGCCAGTTTGAGGGCTATCATTACCATCATTTAACATTGCCATAGTAGGGCGTGTAATCGGGTTACGTGACCCACTAAACATACCAGTACCAGTGGCAAAATTAACATGGCCTAAATCAGCAATAGTCTTCTTCTTACCACCGAACGCATGGATAACACTATCAACCGCATCGATACCATG